TCTAATTATTCCGGTGTAGCTCAGTGGTAGAGCAGGAGATTGTTAATCTCTTTGTCGGGGGTTCGAGTCCCTCCTCCGGAGCCAGTGAAGAGGATAAAATGGAAGAATCTAAAATTACTTGGATTGAACATCATGGTTCAATCGGCGGATTTCCAGTAAAAGTTACAAAATACTGGGAAGGTCTATATGAGGATAAACGGATTTGTTGGATCACTCCACAAAGTGATGGGACGGATGATGGTTCGTGGAAACTATCTAAATCTGGCCCCCCGTCTGAGAATGGCTATATTATCAGAGATAAAAATCTTTCTGTACTGAAAGAAACTCTTGCTAAAATAGGAGGCGCTCATGAATGATTCTAAAGATATCTACACAGACCAAAGACAAAGCGAAATCCTTAATAACTTTCAAGATCTACTGCAAGCCGCAGATAATTTAGGTGTTCGCGAGGGTCAGAGTGTTAGCAATCTCGCACAAGTCGATTATAAAAAGTTCTGGGTTGCATTGAGGGGAGAAGGAGCAGCTATCTTTGGCTTGACCAACTATCTGAAGCAGGTCCTGGATTATCAGATAAAGATAGCAGAAGATAGATGATTATTATAAATAAAAATAAAAGGAGACCTATAATGGTACAACTAATCTGGGGGCAAGTCGATGAAGAACCCCTTTGTAAAAGAAATAGGCAAATATTTGTTTAGAGCATATATTATTTGGAGTATATGTGCGGACATCGTACTGATAGCGGGTGTTGCCGCGTTACTTTTTGTTGACTTTAAAATCGTTTTCTAATAGGAGAAAGATATGTGTCCAGCATGTTATATTAATGGACTATTATTTTTGATTTTTGGTGCCAGCGGCGCAGCAATAGCAAATAATCCTTGGATAATTACTATTAGCATAATACTTACTATTGCTGGTTTTTGGTGGATGTGGAAAGCATATAAACGCAACAAAAGAACAGAAGGTTGGAAAAAGAATTTAAAAACCACATTATTGTTTTTACTTGTGTTTGCGGCAGGATATGGAACTGCGGCATTTCAGACACATGAATATTTTGAACATAAAAAAGACTTGACAAACGATTAGATACTTGCTATAATGTGTATAGTGAATAATGATGATGGAGAGAGTGATGGATTTTCTATACGAAGGCCCTTTCAAAGATCCTAAGATTCGTGAAGAGTATGAGCGGTATCTGGATCGAGTTGCTAGAGAACGTGAAGAAGATAAATAGGTTTGTTACTGTTTGAGAGGAGACGGCATAGACGTTCAGGACCGGGGGGCAGTACCCCGCGCCTCCACCATAAGCACACCATAACACCATAGTGGTGTATTTATGATGGGGGCGAAACAGGATCGACTGACGTAGTAATGGTCAAATCGAGGTAACCGGTGAGCTACACCGTATCGTGCAAACAATATAAATGCAAACGATAATATTGCAAATGACAACTATTCAGAATATCGCCTAGCGGCCTAAACTGAATAAGTATCACGGGGTATAGGCTCCACCCTGTTAAATAACGGGCCTAACTTTCAACCACTAAGGAAAAGAATATTGTTGAAAATCTCTGAAGAGGGATTGGTTAGATTTATTACTGGATCTCTAGTGTTATTTGCTATAGCTTTTGCTGCCATACTAATATGCCCAGGAGAAGCTAAGTCACATCATGTGGAGATAAATCAAGAAGAACTTGAATGCCTTGCTAAGAATATCTACTTCGAATCAAGAGGAGAAGATACAAGAGGCCAATATGCTGTAGGACTAGTTACACAGAATCGTGTTAAAAGCGATAAGTTTCCTGATACTATCTGCGGCGTAGTTAAACAAGCGAAGTACTGGAATAATGTACCAGTAATTAATAAATGTCATTTCTCTTGGTATTGTGATGGCAAATCTGACAATCCTAGAAATAAAAGTTCGTGGGAAAATTCTATAGTCATAGCCCGCAACCTTTTACTTTATACCATAGAAGATTTTACGTTAGGTTCAACACACTATCATACTAAAGACGTAAATCCGAAATGGTCTAAAGAGATGAAAATAGCAACAATTATAGGGAGTCATATCTTTTATGAATGATTTTTATGAGGGTCTTGATAATAATAAAAAACTATCTATTATAGCTGGACCTTGTGTATTTGAAAATTCTAGCCTTGCTGTTGACATTGCTACTTCTTTATCAGAAACGTGTAAGAAGTACGATGTCAACTTCTGCTTTAAAATGAGTTTTGATAAAGCTAATCGTACTTCTAGTAAAGGCTATCGAGGCCAAGGTATCGATATTGCTATGAATGTATTTGATCATATCGAAACCGAACTGGGCATTCCTACTATCACAGATGTACACGATTCTTGGCAAGCTGAGATTATTAATACATCTATTATTCAAATACCAGCATTCCTATGTAGACAAACTGACTTATTAGAAACGGCCGCTAAGACAGGCAAACCAGTTAATGTTAAGAAGGGTCAATTTCTTTCTCCGTGGGAAATGAAGAATGTGGTTGACAAGATAGAGAATTTAGGTTATAATAGAGTCATAGTAACAGAACGTGGTACTACATTCGGCTATAATAATTTAGTCGTTGATATGAGATCATTGGAGATTATGAAAGATGGAAGTAGTAGAGGCAATTCCTATCCTATTGTTATCGATTGTACTCATGCCGTTCAGCACCCTGGCGGAGGTGGTGATAAGAGCGGCGGGGATGGTAGATTCGCTCCTGTTATAGCTAAAGCAGCCGTAGCAGTGGGTGTTGCTGGTGTCTTCATGGAAGTTCACCCCGACCCTATGTCATCCCCTTCTGACGGCCCTAATATGATTAGACTAGATGATTTTGAAAAGGTTTTAAAACAATTATTAGATATTGATGGAGTCGTTAAATGATTTATGGTAAAGTATGGGGTTCAACAGAGCCTATCTTAGTCACACCCTTTATTGAATTGCACAAGATTACAACTAATCCTGGCTATCGTTGTTCTGAACATAAACATGAACACAAGTGGAATGGCTTCTATTGTGTCAGCGGACTGATGGATATTAATGTTCGTAAAAATGATTATGATCTAGTCGATACTACATCTTTAAGCCCGGGTATGTTTACTACAGTTAAACCAAACGAATACCATTGGTTTCATAGTAAAAGTGCTTGTGTAGTATTAGAAATCTATTATCCAGAGCCATTGACTGATGACATTATTAGAACTACTGTAGGTGGCCTCAATGATAATTGATAGAGTCTCTTTCAATCTACACTTAGAAGAATTTGTTCTAAGTACAGGCGAATCTTATATTGATGCTATTGTGCATTATTGTACTACAAATGAAATAGAAATTGAGGTAATCCCTAAGTTATTAAATAAAGTTATCCGTTCTAAAATTGAAGCCGAAGCTAGTAATCTAAACTTATTAAAAGAAAAACTATGTTGCTTGCCAGTGTAATGTATTATCCAGGCTATAATGCGTATAAAACATATGTCGCATTAAAGAATCATTTTAAGTCGGATAGTTATGATTATTTTAAGTACAAAGGGAAGGCGAGAGTAAAAGAAGAAACTTTCCTAAAACGTAAAGATAAGTTCTTTTTTGAGAAGTTAGAAAATAAATATAAAGAGGACTTAGTTGATTTTTTTGTATCTAATATGGTGACTGACCAATCTGCTTGGGTAGGTTCTATGGTAGGTGATAAGGCCGAACGAGTGTTTAATGATTGGAAGAAAAGAAGGCAATCATTGAAATATTCGTTCAGAGAAGATATGGTATCTATTAGAGATTACATGGATAAGAATGATATTACATTTGATAACATTTTTACTTGTGTAGATGACCAACATCCGATTATTCTGAAACTACTAATAGCGGAAGAGATATCAATAGAGTCCTTTATTATATTAGATAGAGTATTGAATTTTATTCGTCATATCAATCATTTTTTACTTGACGAATACATCTGGTTAGAGTATAATAAGAAGGTGAAGAAGTATTCACCCTTCGTAGTAACTGATAGAAAGGAGTACCTAACGGTAATGAAGAATGTTTTTGTTTAAGTCGAATCAAATTGTATTAAGTCGTATTAAGTCGAACCAAGGAGAATAAATAAATGTCAAGTTTTGCAAATCTAAAGAAGTCCCGTAAGACCTCTCTCGATAGTCTAGTTAAGGCCGCAGAGAAGTTAACCACCCGCACCGATAATGGTCGTGATAATCGACTATGGAAGCCAGAAGTAGATAAGTCTGGTAATGGTTATGCGGTCCTTCGTTTCTTACCTGCCCCTAGCGGTGAAGATGTTCCGTGGGTAAAGTACTACGACCATGGCTTTCAAGGCACTGGTGGTTGGTATATTGAGAATTCCCGTACTTCACTGGGTGTTGGTGAGAAGGACCCTTTGTCTGAACATAATTCTATGTTATGGAATTCAGGCATCGAGTCTAATAAGGAGATTGCTCGTAAGCAGAAGCGCCGTCTGAAGTATGTCTCAAATATTCTAATTGTAAAGGACCCCGCTAATCCTAGCAATGAGGGTAAGGTCTTTTTGTATCAGTATGGTGCTAAGATCTTTGAGAAGCTTCAGAATGCTATGCAGCCTGAGTTTGAAGATGAATCACCAGTAAACCCATTTGATCTATGGGAAGGTGCTAACTTCAAGCTAAAGATTCGTAATTATGAGGGTTATCGTAATTATGATAAGTCAGAGTTCGAAACAGCATCACCAGTAGATGGAGATGATGATCGACTTGAGGAAATTTGGAATACTCAATATTCATTAGTTGAGTTTCTAGATCCTAAGAACTTCAAGTCTTATGCTGAACTACAAGCAAGGTTAAATCATGTATTAGGTCTTGAGAATAAGCCTGACCTAAGGGTAGTAGATACTACAGAAGCACCGGTATCTCGTTCTGCTCCAGCCCCTACTTCGGTAGAAACTGATAGTGATGTACCTTGGGCTTCGGATGATGATGATGAAAGTCTATCATTCTTTAAGAAGCTGGCTGATGATGACTAAGTGAAAGGAGATAAACGTGTTAGAAGGGGCTTCGGCCCCTTCTTTTATTTGCCTACTTTTTGTTCCA